GGTAGTGCGCAAGGCCTTGCAAAGCTCACTTGAATCAAAAAATAGCTAATCCCGCAAAATATGACAAAAGACATACCAATCCACTGCGCCCATGACCGGCTCGTTGACATAACCGAGCTTGTGCCAAACCCACGAAACCCAAACCGACATCCCGACGCGCAAATTGCATTGCTCGCCAAGATTATCCGGCACCAAGGCTGGCGGTCGCCGGTAGTGGTATCCAAGCGCAGCGGATTCATCGTGGCGGGCCACGGGCGGCTAGAGGCTGGCAAGCTGCTCGGTTGCCAAGCCGTGCCAGTGAACTTTCAAGAGTTCGCAACAGAGGCGGATGAATGGGCGCACCTGTCAGCAGACAACCGAATCGCGGAACTTGCGGAAACCGACGGCGCGGCGTTGAAAGATTTGCTGATTGATCTCGACTCGCTCACGGAAGATTTCGACATGGATTTGAGCGGCTTCACGAAGGACGAGTTGGAGCGGGTTATAAACAGCTACCACGTCCAAGGCGAGAACGACCCGAATGCGGAATGGCAGGGGATGCCGGAATTCGAGAACGAACCAAAGGCTCACAGGACAATCTTTGTGCATTTCAAAACATCTGAAGATGTCGCCGCCTTTGCTTCGATTGTCGGCCAGAACATAATGGAAAAAACAAAATTTATATGGCACCCAAAACAGGCGCGGAGAAACATGAAGAACATCGCATACGGCGCAGATGAATCCTAGGTTTCCAATCTACGTTATTTCAAAAGGCCGGTGGGAATCGCGGCTTACGGTCAAGGCTCTTGAAAAAAGAAACATCCCGTTTCGCATCGTGATTGAGCCTCAGGAATTAGAGCAGTATGCCGCCGTAATTCCGCGCAATAAAATTCTAGTCCTGCCGTTTTCAAATCTTGGGCAAGGTTCAATACCTGCGCGGAATTGGGTGTGGGAACATTCAATTTCAGAGGGGCATTCAAGGCACTGGATAATGGATGACAACATCAAGCACTTCCAAAGACAAAATAAGTCGGAGCGAATTTACACAACTGACGGGTCAATGTTCAGTGCAATGGAGGATTTTGTCGAGAGATATGAAAACATAGCACTATCTGGCCCAGCATATTTTTTCACAGGAAACAGGGCCGTAACAGGCGCAGAGAAATTCCCATTTCTTGCTAACACGAGGATTTATAGTTGCATCCTGATTTTGAACCGCATCCCGTATCGGTGGCGCGGACGATATAATGAGGACACAGACCTTTCTCTTCGCGTATTGAAGGATGGATGGTGCACGATTCAATTTTGGGCGTTCATGCAGGGCAAGGCCGCGACGCTTACAATGAAAGGCGGCAACACTGATGAGCTTTACAAGGGTAACGGTCGTTTGCTCATGGCGCAATCGTTGCAGCAACAGCACCCCGACGTTTGCAGAATCACGCGTAAGTGGGGCCGCTGGCAGCATCATGTTGACTATCGCCCGTTCAAGCGCAACAAGCTCATTTTGAAGCCGGAATTTGTCGGCAAGAAATGGGAGCCGAACGAATACGGTATGAAACTCGTCAAGACTGAATCAAAATGAGAACAAGCGGAAGCTGCCGGTTTGAGCCGTTCTACAAAGTGGAAGTGTGGACTCCGCACTTGTGCGCGTGGAAGGTTATCCAGAAAGCATTCAAGACCGAGCAATCAGCGCGGCAGAGTTTTCCAAAGGAAGGTAAGAGCCGGGTTGTGAAGGTGACGGAAGCAGGTTACGAAATCTGCCATGACTGACCCCATCCGCACCATCTCTTCGAACGACGACGAATCGCTTGAGGCGAAAATGCTTCAAGTCAACCGCGTCAACATCGCCAAGAAACTGAAGGCGGGCAAGACGCTCACGGCGAACGAACAGCGCACGCTTGAACGGCTGGCGAAAGGCACGCGCGACATTTATCCGTCTATGAAGGCGGCAGCGGCGGCGATGAAAATTCCGCTGACGGTGATTTCGTTCGCGGTGAAAAACGGTTGCGAGGCGATGCTTGGCAGCGGGCGAATTGATGGCGCAAAGTTGCGAGAATGGATCGACGAACACGCAGACGAGCTTCGGGAATCTTCGGCGGAACATACGCTAAAAGACCAAAAGACCATCGAAGAAATCCGCAAGCTGAAACTGGCGAATGACATCAAGGAAGGCCGCTACACCTTGACAGCCGACGCCGAGGCGGTAGTTGAAGAGCAGGCGCGTGAGTGCCAGCGCGTGCTCTATCAAATGCCGGACAGACTCGCGCCGGACTTGGCGGGACTTGGGCCGGTTGAAATTGCGGCTCGGTTGAACAAGGCGATTGACGAGGCGATGGAATGCCTCGGTAAAAAATGAAATCATGGCGCGACAACTGGAAACCGCGAGACCGTCGCCCGCCATGGCAATGGGCCGAGACTGCGTTCACGATTAAAAATTCGCCATTCGGAAAACGGTTCAATGCGGATTTAACGCCGTGGCTAAAGGAGCCGCTCGAAATCTTTCCAGAAAATCAGTGGAAAGAAATCACGCTCCAATGTTGCGTGCAAAGCGGCAAGTCGGTTGCAATGCAGATCGCCGCGTTATGGGCTATTGAGTTTGAACCCGCGCCGATGATGTTCAACTGCCAGACGGACGACGACGCGAAAGATTTTGCGAAAGAGCGAATGCGGCCGTCGCTCGAATCGTGTCCGTCCATCGCGGGCCGACTGCCGAAAAACCCGTCGCACAACTCGACGTGTTCAATCTCGCTGCCTGAAATGTTCCTGCTCATTCAAGGCGCGAATCTTTCCAACCTTCAAAGCAAGTCGATTCGCTGGCAGTTCAACGACGAGGTTTTCCTTTGGGATGCCGGGTTGCTCGACCATGCCAGAAAGCGCACGACGCAGTTTTGGAACCGGCGCATTTTCAATGCGTCAACCGCTGGCGATGAAGGCAGCGACATGGATCGCGCTTTTCAATCCGGCGATTGTCGCGTTTGGCATCTTCTTTGTCCGTCGTGCGAAAAACATTTCGAGCCAACATTTGAAACGCTGGATTTCAAAGAGGCGCGAGAGGGCGAGCAGTGGAACTTTGCGACGGCTCGCAAGTGCGCTCGAATGGTCTGCCCGCATTGCCAGACGAAGATTGACAACACCGAGGCGAATCACAAGAGCATGAATGCGGGCGGGAAATACGTCGCCACCAATGCGCGAAGCGTTCCCGGCCATGCCAGTTTCCGATTCAACGCGCTTTGCCTTTCTCCGTCCGTGCTGTCGTGGGGCGACTTGGCCGTCGAATTTATTCAGGCAAAGGAGCTTTTGGACAATGGCTATGATGGCGCAATGCGCGAATTCAAGATCAAGCGGCTCGCGCTTTCGTGGAATCCAACGTCGCAGTTTTACCAAAAGACGACGGTTGAAGATTCCGATTACCAGCTTGCCGGAAGCGAGCTTGCGCCGGGTAAATTTTGGGAAAAGGAAGTGCGGCGATTCATGTGTGTTGACCGGCAGAAAGATCACCGCTGGGCCGTTGTCCGCGCATTCTCGGAACTTGGAGAATCCCGCTTGATATGGGAAGGAAGATTGAATGACGACAACGAAGTGCGGGCGAAGCAAATTGACCTTGCCGTTGAAGATGACCGCACAATCCTTGACTGCGGATTTGAAGAGCAGCAAGTGTTTGAGCTGTGCTGCCAATACGGTTGGCGAGCTATGCGGGGCGATGACGCACGCGGCTTCACGCACTTTGAAAATCAAGAGCGAGTCCTGCGCCCCTACTCGACGCCGATGAACTGCGAGCCGTATATCGGACGCAAAGACCAGCCGCGCAAATATCACCACGCGGTTATGTGTCGTTGGAGCAATCCAACGGTAAAAGATTTCCTGAACCGGCTCAAACAAAAGAAGGGCTTGTATTGGGGCATTCCACGCGACGTGTCGCCAAATTATTTGTTGCAAATCGACGGCGAACAAAAGCGCGAGGTGTTGAACAAACGCACTGGCAGGAAAGAACGCCGCTGGGTTGAAGTCGGGCGCAACGGCAATCACCTTTGGGATTGTGAGTGCATGGCCTTGGTGTGCGCCATGATTGACGGTTTGCTTGCTGGCGAGCCGGAAGCTCAGGCGGTTGATCCAAAAACAGCTGAATGATTTATGTATATCTGCAACTGCTGCGCCCAAAAGCACCGACTGGCGACCAAGGCGGCTGGCGTCGCAAATGGCTTCTGTGAAATCTGCTGGAAGCGCGACCAACTCATCTGGACGGATGAACTGCGCCGATCATTCCCCGGAGACGGACTTCTCACCACAGAAGAACAGCTTGCACAGTTGGCCGCAACAAATCCAAAACAACACCAATATGACGACATTCCCGACGGGCAGCGCGAAGGCTTGTAACCAAAGCACCACGACCTTAAGCATCTCCTCCACGAAGGCGATAACGGCCGCGTGAGTTTCGATTTTAGGACTTCCGGCGATTTATGAGTGACACGAATTGCCATGTCAGCGGCGGCTTTTCGTTCCTACAGCGACACCGAAATTGAAGCCGCCATCACGTCTTGGAAAGCCGCGCTTGAAAATGTCCGGCTTTCTAAATCCTATTCCATTGCGGGCCGCAATCTAACGCGGGCTGACGAACACTTCATCGTAGAAACCCTCGGCAGTTTTCAAGAGGAGAAAGAGCGGCGTGACGGCAGCGGGCCGAGTCGCGTTACCTACGCGGACATGGGGGGTGTCCTGTGAATTCCATTTTGCTCGATTGGACTGGCCGGCCCATGGCTTACGGCAGTGACTTCGAGGGCGCATCATTCAGCCGATTTCGTCGCCAGAACATTTCAGCGGCCAAGGACTCGAAGGATTCATCCGGCAGCTATTCACGCCGCACAATGCTTTCGCGGGCGCGTTGGCTCTTCAACAATTTCGGGCTGGCAAAAGGCGCGGTCAAAGACATTGCCCGTTATTCGGTTGGCAGCGGCATCGTTCCGCAATCGCAAATTTCAGACGCAGACACCCGCCAAGCATACGAGGATTATTTCCGCCAGTGGAGCGGCATTTGTGAAATCACGGGCAAGTTCAACTTCAACGAACTGCTCCATTTCGCGTCCATCTCCGCAGACGTTGACGGCGACATTGGAGTGATTTTAACAGAGACGCCGACGCGATATCCGCTTCTTCAACTCATCGAATCGCACCGCATCCGAAACGCTGACAATGCGGGCGCACGCGATTTTGATGGCGTGAAAGTTGACGACCTCGGCAGGCCGATTTCCTACACCGTCACCGATGGTGTCAACGGCGATTCAACAAAGACGATTGAAGCGCGTTCGTTCTGCCTAATTTCAGAGTTTGACCGTTCTGACGAACTGCGCGGCAAGACGCGGTTTCACGCTGCGATAAACCGATTGCAGGACGTTTGGGAAGTTCTCGAAGCCGAGACAAACGGCATAAAGCTCAATTCAAAGATTGCGCTTGCGATTAAAACGAAACAGCAGGGCAACGCTTTCTTTGGAAAGAAATCCACGCGGGGCGACGTTGATTCAGGGCAGATGACGGTGGAGCAGATTTTTGATGGGGCAATTGTCAATCTCGACGTGGGCGAGGACATGACCGCCCACAATTCGGATCGCCCGTCTCCAACCTTCACCGGCTATCTTGATTTCCTAATCCGCGACATTGCCGTTGGCCTTGGGCTTCCGCCTGAATTCATCTGGAACCCTGACAAGCTCGGCGGCACCGGCAACCGCTTCGTGCTCGAAAAAGCGAGCCGCCGCTTTGCCGAGCGCCAGCAGCTTTTGATCAAATTCGCAACCCGCGTTTGGGGCTATGTCGTCAGCAAGGGCGTGAAGCGTGGCGACATTCCAGCGAGTGACGAATGGTGGAAAGTGCGCTGGCAGACACCGAGCAAGATCACCGTCGATGTGGGCCGCGAGGCGATGCAAAACCGCGAGGACATTTTGCTTGGAATCCGCACCGAGCAAGAGGACGCCGCAGAAAGGGGCGTGGACATTGACGATTTGCGGTTGCAACGAAAGCAAGAGGCGACGCAGCGAATCAAGGACGCGCAGGAAATCGCCAAAAAAACCGGCGTCTCTTTTGAAGTCGCGCTCATGCAATTGAGCCGCCGCACGCCAAACGGGAATTTACCGACAACCAGCCAAGGAGGGAATGCGCCATGATTCACGAACTGCGTAACAACCGCACGCTCCTAATCGAGCCGACGCTGTTTGAGTCTAAATGCAAGACGCTCGATGCCGCCGAAAACCGTGCGGACATGGAGACAGATTGTTACGGTGAAGATTTGCCGTGTCCTGAAACGGTCAACGGCGTTTGCGTCATTCCCATTTATGGAGTCATCGCCAACCGCATTCCAACGATCTTCAAAGCCTACGGATGGTGTGACTGCGATGAGATTGCCGAATGGGTGACGAACGCGATCAACGATTCAAGCGTGACGCGCATCGTTTTGGACATTGATTCACCGGGCGGAACTGTCGGAGGCGTGATGGAACTCGCCGCGATTGTTGCTAAATCTCCAAAGCAAATCGACGTGTTCACGGGCGGTATGTGCTGCTCTGCGGCATATTGGATCGCGTGCGGTGCTCGTTCAATCACCGCAACACCAAGCGCAGACGTTGGCAGCATCGGCGTTTATACCGTGTTTCAAGACGTTTCGCTCATGGCGAAAATGATGGGGATCGCGGTCGAGGTTTTCCGCTCTGACAAATACAAGGGCGCAGGCATTCCCGGCACAAGTTTGAGCGACGAACAAAAGGCGCTGATTCAGGCCGAGGTGGACGCGCTCGCCAGCCTTTTCAAATCCGCCGTCAAAACGTCCCGACCGCAGGTCGCGGATGAAACCATGCAGGGCCAATCTTTCCTAGGAATTGTCGCCGCAGAAAACCGTTTGATTGACGCGCTCGCAAACGATTTTGACGAATTCATCAACGGATAGAGCGGACGAATTTAGGACTTTTTAGCAAAGGTAGAAATATGACACTCGCCCAAGAGCTAGAGCAGACGAAGGCGCAACTCGCCAGCCTTCAATCCACCGTCACCGCATCCAGCGCAACGGCGGAAACTTTCAACGTAAAGATTGCCGCGCTCGAAGCGGACAATGCCGCGCTGCTTTCCGAAAAGGAAACGCTCGCCGCGACTGTCGCCGCGCACGCCGAGGAAATCAAACTCCTGAAAGCGAACGCAAAATCCGCCGAGGCCCGCGCATTGGAAATCGCCGCGAGCGCTGGCGTTCCTCCCGTGGCCGCGCAACCCCAAAACCCTGAGCCTGAATCGCTCGAATCGAAGATCGCCAAAATGCCGAACGGTGCTGAAAAGCTCAAGGCACTCGTCGCGCTTTTTGACGCGCAGAAAATTTCAAACCTCAACAAAAAGTAACCTATGGCAAATACCATCTCCGCTACCCTTCTCACCGACATCCTGAGCAATTCGCTCGTCACTGTCGCAAACAACAAACTCGCCAATCTAAAGGCGTTCTCGCTCGACGTTTCCGCCGACCCGATGAAGCCGCTGTCCGTCGTGCGTGTCCGCAAGGCGACGGCAGGCGCGACGGTGCAAACTGACGCGACTAACTTCGAGTCCGGCAACAGCACGCTCGACGTGATTAGCGTGACGCTGCATCAATACACTTCCAGCTTCCATGTTTCCAACGCCGACCTGCAAAGCGGCTCGCGCTTGGAACACATTGCCAAAATCAACGCCGACACTTTCCTGAACAAGATTTGGGATGTTGTCGCCGCTGCGATCACCACCGGCAATTTCGGCACCGCCCGCAACGTCGGCGCGGCTGGCAGTTTCGACACCGATGACCTGAAGGACATTTACGGTGACGCGAAAAACTTCACGCGCAAAAACCTGTTGCTGGACGGCGCTTATCTTGGTCGTCTCATTCCGACGAACACGCAGGGCTTCGCGGTTGGTCAGGCTGGCGCGTTTGGCTTCGATTTGATTGGTGAACACAATCGGTGGAGCGCGGCATCCGCGAACACCGTCGGCTTTGTTTGTGCGCCGAATGCGCTCGCCGTCGCAACCGCTCTGCCCGTCAACGATGTTGCGGGCGCGATGCTCTCCAATTCCACGGTGACGTTGCCGGACGTTGGCATCACCGCCGCTGTCACTGAATGGGTGAACACTTCGAGCCGCCAGCACTGGTGCTCTTACGACATCATGCTTGGCGTTGCCGCTGGCGACACCACGCAGGGCAAGCTCATCACCTCGGCCTAATTCCGAACATGAGAACCGCAATCACGGTTGAAATTTCCGCCGACGGCAAGGCGAGCTTCAGCGGGCCTTCGGGCTACGCTGAAGCCGCCGAGTTGTTCCGATCTTACAAAGAAACCGGCCTGCCCGCAAACGTCGCACGGCTCGAGCTCTGGGCGAGCGACACGGGCCGCGTGAAATCCATCGTCAACAAAAACCAACCTGAAAATTGAAATGAAAAACACCATCCTCCTCATCGCTCTCGCGCTCTGCGCCGTCTCCGCTTCCGCTCAAAACGTTGTGCAAACGATTGTTAGCGGCGGCACGAACCGCGTGGCCGCAGCGACTGCGAACACCTACACTGCGCTGATCGACACGCGCAAATCCGAATATGTGGCGCTCATGCTTTCGTTCAAATGCACTGCGGCGAGCGATAGCAACACCGTATTCGTGATTTCTCGTGGCAACGATTGGAGTCAGGGAACGAACAGCATGGAAACCACGCCAGCTTACGTGATCAACGTTCCGGCGAACGGCACAACCACCGTCACCTACGCGACGAACATCAACACACTTGGCTGGTCGCACTTGGTTTTGAACTACGTCACGAACGGCCATGCGTCCGCAATCGTCTCGAATCTCACCGTGACGGCGGCGCAGAAGATTTTGAAGTGAGCTTTGCAACCCAACTCGCAAGCGATTTGGGCAACGTGTTTCTGAACACTGGCGAGTTTGCGGTGTCCGGCACTTGGACGCCAACTGGCGGAAGTGCAACAGCAGTCAGTTTGATATTTGACAATCCAGATTTGCGATTTGACCCGGTGTCCGGCGTCGCGTTTGAGGGCAGCGAAATCAAAGCGCACGTCAAGCGGTCTGTGTTTGCGAATGCGAAGAAAGGCGAGCAGATAGTGATTGGCTCGACGACATACTACATCCGCGAAGTAAAGGTCGGCTTGGACACGGGCGGAATCACGGAACTCGGTTTGAGCAGTCAGGTGCAACATGGCTGATTCAATTCGCCAGAAAATAGTCGATGCCGTGAAAGCGCGGCTTCAGGGGATTTTGGTTTCTGGCGGATACCAGACAAACCTTGGCTCGAATGTGTTCGTTTGGAAAGGGGCCGATTTTGCGGCTGAAGAACTGCCAGCGTGCGACGTGCGCGACGTGCGCGATGACATTGACAACACGGTTGTCAGCACCCGACGCGAACACCATCGCCTGACGTTTGAAGTGGCGGTTGCCGTGGCAGACGGCAC